CCGCACCGGCGAAAGTATCTGAATTTGGCATTAAAAGCTCCTTGTTGGTTGGTGGTTACTTTGCCGCTACGGGCATTAAGAAAGGGTTGTAGCTTTGTTGACCTGTTTGAGAAGAGGTTTGTAAATCGCGTCGGCGGCCAGCTTGCCGTCTTTCAGGTAGATCGCCGCCATTCCGCCGGGCTCCACGAGAATGCACTTATGGTCCCCGTACAAATAGTTCCCAATTTCGTGAATTATTGAGGAATGGGCAACGATTACCGTTGGCGAACCACATTCGAGAGCGATTTCACATGCTTCCTTCAGACAAGGCTGAATGCGTCCTCTGAACTGATTGACTGACTCGCCGCCGGGGAATGGAACATCGGGCTTGTCCGCGAAGGCCGCGACTTCGGCTTCCGTTTCCGGAGTCCGGAGTTGACCAGAATAATCCCCGACATTTAGCGCCCGGAGGTTCTCGGTGTGGTGGACATGTAGTCCGTCCTTCGCCGCGATGATTTCGGCGGTCTTCGAAGCTCGCTGCTTGTCGGAACTGAAGATGTGTGATATTTCGATGGCGTCGAGCAGCTTGGCGATGTCGTGTGCTTGTCGAATCCCGGTCGCATCTAAAGGAGGATTTGCTGTGCCGCGAAATTTCCCCTCGGCATTCAAAATTGTCGATCCATGTCTGACTGTGTAACACAAAACATTTGTAGTATCAGATAACTGCATCTTCCTCCTTCTCTACGACCTTCAGCACACTGCCGGAATTCTCAGGAAGAATCGCGGGTACCGAGGTGACGTGGAATTCTGCTACAGTGTTGTCGATCACTTCTCCGTCTCCGAACATCGTAGCGGTCGTGATGCTTGCCGACGGAGCACCTGTCGATGATTCTTTCTTCACCTCTTCAACCGGTGCGGGGAAGTCGTACTGAATGCCTTCCAGCTCCGCTTCGATCTCCTCCAGCAATTCCCGAAGGTCTTCGTGTCGGACAAACGGGGATTTGCGGTTGCGGAGAATCTCGACAGCGTTCTTTCGGTATGACCTGTCCGCCGCCCCGTTTCGAGCGAGGTCGCGGAGGACATAATCTTGGAGCTGGAGCAAATGAAGGTGATAATCAAAGAAGGGGTCTTTAGGCGGCATTGTTCCTCGGAGGTAAAATCGCAGGCCGTTGTAGCAGAAGGTTGAGCTGGCGCGTTGCCCGGTCAGACGTTAAGGGTAACTTGGCTAAGAGGTCGTCTTTCGCCGCTGTTGTCCGTTAGTAAAACCTGCGCCCGCTGCTTCGTGTCAAACTCAGGGCTAGTGAGAAATCAATTCAGCCGCTCCTGTGTAGGCGGCCTGCGGAAGTCCAGTTTAATGGACAAACTTGAAGGGAGTCCCGGGGCTCGGTAAAAGGAGGAGGAAACGAACCCCGGGCTGACACGCCTGTATGAGATTAAGTCGGCGTGTCGGATTTAGATAACCACCCCGTACGCAAACTTTACGAAGAGGAGGTGGCCGTTATCGAACTCTTGAATGCTCGTATTTACCACGGATGTTCTCATTGTAGAACTTTCCGTGACTGTCCGCTGCCTGAAGGCCCTGCGCAATCTTCTCGGGCACGTTGTGATGGGCTATAGTGCCTCCGTTGAGTCTCAGGGTCAACCGCTCCGTATCGGGGTCGTAGGAAGCCTCGTGGACATGTGAACTCGGCTTGAGTCGGAGCTTCTGGTCCACCTACTTCACCTTTTTCAACTTGGAATTTTTTGCTTTCGCCGAGGGACTGGCTTTGCGAGTGGCCGAGGCCAAGATAGCACCGGCGGCGTCCTTACTGTAGCCAGAACTCTGAATCTTTTTCTGAACTGCTTTGAACCCTGGATGTTTCTCTGCCACGGCCTGCCTCCTGTCCATTAACTGGACGATTCGAGTGCCGGTTTAGGGATGACCGGCGGACCCCTCGCTGCGCAGGAAAACAACCGCGCGCGGAAACTTGAAGTGGGCGTTCCAGTTCTGAGTTATCTGGACAGGACGCTGAGTAAATTCCTCAACGCCACCGGTGATCCGGTTCTCGTTGTTACGAGAGTTCGTCGCCGCCCACTAAAATCATTCTATCATAGATTTCTGATTTGTCAAGTCTTTTCTTCAGACCCTAAAATCTCCATGCAACACAACTCCACAGCGTCCCGGATACTCTCGTACTGCTGTTTAACTTGAGCATCAGCAAGTCGCCTCGCCTCCTCCAGTCGAATCCGAAAATCTTCTTCGTTCAGCGGACAGGGTGTCATCAGTCTCCTATTTCTTCGTGGACTTCTTGACTTTCTTGGGCTTTTTCTTCGACCCGTAGTAGGTTGCGGTCGTGTTCGGCATTCCGGTGGTTACTGCGGCGGGGCTGGCGGGCATGATTCTCCTAATTTGGAAATTGGAAATCGGATGTATTGCTTTCCATCTTCTCCTGTGCGACGGGTAGCCTCGATCTTAGCCAGGTGGTACCGAAATCCCCAATTGTCGAACTTTTCGAGAAGGGTCGATAGATCGGAGAAAAATGTCATTCGTTCTCTCCACTTTGTTCTGCCCACATCTCGTCTTGGAGTTTGTAGGCTTCAGGGCAGGCATCGCATTTGGTTCCGTCGGGCAAAGTGCCGTACCCGCCATTACAACAATTGTTTCCGCACTTCCCACAGACAATCATGTCTGTTTGGCACTGGGTGCAATACTGGATTTCGTGTTTGTAGGGTGTCACTCTTTTCACCAAAGGTAACGACAGGATGTCGAGGGTTGCGTTCATAACTCCGTTTTGAATCTTCTGCATCGCAAGAACCTCTTTGCGGGGACCGGCGGGCTTTCCGTACGAAAATACATCATCAGTAGTGCTTTCGCGTACTTGAGGTACGGGCAGGTTGTAGCCGAAAGGAAAGTCGGTGCTAGGCATCGTCAACCGCCTCGCTGCCTTGTTCCAGAACCCGGAGGAATACCTTGTCCAGCAGGTTGGTCAGTAAGGTGCTGCCGTCCTCTTCTTCTCGCCGAAGTTCTGTGCGAACGTCTTTAGCAAATTCGTGTATGTCGACTACTTTGTATCGCGGGACGTAATCGTTTTGGACGGGGTCAAACGGATTGTAGAAATCGCTTCGTTCCGCCGCCACGGCTAAAACTCGTTTGCCGATCCGGATCACAAGCTGGTCGGTTTCGACCCAAACACTAAGTGGTTGCTGCAAGGGCATTCGCGGCCTTTCGGGAGAAGTGAAGAATTCCGTTCGGTCCCGGCTTGATCTCTCCAGTGGCGAGGTCTATTGTGTCGAAGTAGATACCGAGGAGTTCGCTTGCCTGCACGAGAACCGGCCCGTCGAGAACGCCCCAGAACGCGGGGACAAAATCCTTTTCGCACCGGGCGCACCACAGATGTCCGCGAAACTCTGACCACTCTGGATCGTTATTTCCGCACTCGCAGCCCGGAATCTCAAACTTCGCGGGGCGCTCGCAGTAGACCCACAATCGCTTCTCAAGATCAGGCATTCGCGGCCTCGGATTTCTCAGTTTGATAAACGGCGGCGTCCAAAAAGGCTTGATGCGATTTTTTACGATCCCAAGCGAGCCTCATGCTGGCCGCGATTCTTGCTTTCGTTTCCTCGTCGTGCGGGATTCCCTTGCGGTATTGATTTCCCCGAAGAGCCTCGGCAATATGCGCTTTGCCTTCTGTTGTGTGATGCTTCCCGGTATTAGCTTCGGACATTCTTGTTTTGAATTCGGGGTCTTGGAATAGGTCCTTGCGAACTTCACTAATTTTCTGCTTGGTTTCCTCTGTGTGGGATAGCCCGGTGAAAGAACCTTTCCCGAACATCGGATTCCGCTCTCCAACGAGAAGACCCTTTCGAGACTCCGAAGCCCTCTTTTTGTTCTCGGGGTCGGACCACCATTCCTTACTCTTCTCGCCAATCTTGATTTTATTTTCTGGAAGATGTAGACCACCTTGGCCCCCGGAGGTCATGTTGTAACCCTTCTCCGAGTTCATCGTACCGAACTCAGCTATGTATCTAGACTCCAGAAGGTCTCCAGCCTTTCGTCCGAAGGCTTCGTCTACTTTTTCAATTGCGAAAAATTCAGGGCCATACTTTCTCATTGCTCGGTAAAGATACATATCTTTTCCCGACAAGGCGTACCTGACGTGGGCGTTCCACCGCTGTCGCACAGATTGAACAGTCTGCCCGAAATAAAGTTTACCGTTAGCTGTATTGGTGATTTTGTAGATGTTTACTAAGTGCATTTTTGACTCACCTTACCGTGAGATTCGAAGTCAGGGCCGTGGGTAAGCACAGCCCCTTCTTCAATGATTCGAATCATTCCTCAAGACTACCACCGGTTTCTGTGTTTGTCAAGAGAAATCTTTCAGACCTACGATGACGATGTTTCTGACTGCAAACGCTACCCTGTTACTGTCCATTTTCTGGACGACCCGATCATTTCTGTCGAGTTCTCTATGTCGCCATAGAGGTCGGACTATCACATCCCTTTCGGGTCCTCTTGTTTAGTCTCTACTGCTGCCCGGCTTTCGCCTGCTTGCAGTCTGTTGTCTCTTTCGAGATGTTCAGCTTGATTAAAGAGGATTTAGACTGCGCCGTTATGTTAACGCAGTGTCATCGTGCTGCCCGGGCGCAAAGTGTTGGTGTAACGGACGTTATAGGAAACCCATCCGCCGATCTGGCGAGCCGGATCAGACGAACTACCTTGCTCTGGGGCGCTTTGTATGAACAGCTTCTTCGTTGTTACTCGTCCATTAAATGGACGGGGTCGGTCATTTCTGCCGACCTCTGCATGTCGCCATGCAGAACGGACTATACCATCATCCCATAGGGAGGGTCGTCTCTAGTCTCTACACCTTCCCCTTTCGGGGCTTGGCTCGGTATTGCCTCTGAGAGGGTTCCACCGAATTTACGACCTGTTCGAGAGCAGTTACCCGCTCAAGCTACTTTGTTCAAATAGTTCTTGCTGCCGTCGTTTGGATTCTTTCCGAGGAATACGCTGAAAATCGCGTCATCTCCAAAGATGTACGAATTGTAATACGTATTCCCGGAGATTGTTACTGTCGGCGCAGTTGAAGTCTGCTTGAAGGTTACGCCCGCGAAGGAGATGGTGTCTTCGTTTGCAGGCAGATCAAACAGCATTTTGCGCATGGACTCGTCGCGCTTGATGATGTCCGTGAGACCGTTGAAGCTGGTGTCATTCAGAACATCGCGGACCACGTTAGGTACTTGTGTTTTGGATTAGGGCTTTCTGGTTGTAATAATCAACCAGTCGGGCCTTCAGATCAGTCACCTGATCTTCACTCTCGGCGTCACCGTCGAGGTCAGACTCTATCATCTGTCCATTTTCCGGACAGTCTGGCGTATTAGTCGTTACGGATATTCCCTTGCGATTGAGGTCTTTGGCTCTGAGATAAAGCTGTTCGCGTTTATCCGGATTACGTTCTCCCGCGATTGTCATCCTGATGTAGTCCAGAGCGATTTGCGTCTGCTCCTTCTTGATGACCATGTACGGAAGAATACCCAATAGCATCTTCTCCACGTTGTTTCTACCCTTCGGACGCCACTCATACGAGGCTTTGTGCCCGTTGACTGACTCTCTTTTCTGGTAGTAGACGCCGCCAAAATTGGCGATGAGCCATTTCATCAGTGGCAAATAGGTGTTCGTTATGGATATTCTCATGGCAAACATCTTGTACGGATGAGTGTTAGCTCTTGTCTTGTGGATTCGGGTTAGCTGTTCGCCTTCCTTTACCCTGTGGAAGATGGAGATGCAACCTTCCCCATCAATCAGTCCGGCCAAATACGACCATTTTGTTTTGTCTTCTTGATACACTGGGAATCTTTCCTCGGGATTGTCTGCGTTGGATTAAGACCATTGTACCATAACGATACGAAAAAGTCTAGCAGAGGTTCCCCGATATAGCCAGATTTTACATCCACCCTATTGTTACGCAATTCGGAGGAGTTGTTGATGGATGATCCCACCGAATTTGTTGTCCACCAGAGGACGAGCGTTGACGCTTACCAGCGACTGGGCCGCCGACCGAATGTTATTCGCGGTCAGGTACGAGCCGTTGGCGAGCGTGGAGTTGACCAAGCTGTCAACCGCAACCGCGCTGTCCGCTGTGATCTGGACAAGGCTGTTGAGGGTAAGAGCGAGGCGGTAGTTGAGTTCATTCGCGAGATTCTGAAGGAGCCCGGGGTCGTCAATTGCAACGTCCAGAGCGAGGTCAGAACTGTTGATGCTTCGTCTTTTAGGCTGCTGCCATCACTGGCAGAGCGCACTGTTCGTTGCCGAACAGAGGGGACTCTATCTTCTGTCCATTTTCTGGACAGGCGGGCGTATTAGCCTCTAGGGAGCTGAATGAGTAATTGAGAGTTATAACTTTGTCTCGTATTGCGTTGACGATTTCCAAGGTGCGTTGCTCTTTGGGGATTCGGATCATGTTGAGAGCTAGTTGTACGGTTTCCCTCTTCACAATCATGTACGGAAGTATCGCAAGAAGAAAATTCTCTACTTGTTTTTCGTCCGTCTCTTTGCGGTACCAAGTAAACCTCTTTTTACCTTCCTGAAGTTTCTTGGATTGGTATACGGTCCCTAAAAAGTTCTTTTCCAGCCAGTCAACTAATCCTTTGTTGTTGTTTGATATTCGGAGTAGGACTCGGTAACTTTCTGGCCGTGCCGCCTTGGTTATACTTACCGACCCTTCCATATCTAACATACCCGCGAAATAGTCAAAGGTAGGAGGAGTATTTGGGTCGAAATCGTCAGTCACATTCGAATACTGTACGAAACATTCTTCTCTTTCGGTCGCTGCTCGATATTTACCGTGCAGGTTTGTCAGAGTTTTGACTGGGTCGTATTTTTGGCTATTAACTAGAAGATACGGTTTGATTTGATCTAGGACGAACCCGACAGCTTTGTTTCCTGTCAGTCTCCATTGCCAATTGTCATCCCGATTGTAGTAGGTTTTCTTGATGATTGATCCGAAGTTAGGAGTCGATCCTTTCTCCGAATTTTTATGCAGGCAGCCTCCAAAATGATGCTGTAACCACTTCATCAATCTTAGGTCAGAATTCGCAACACAAAGCTGAGCCTGGTAAGTATCACACCCGTTTACTTTGGATTTGCAAATGTAGATTCCACCGTCCCCATCAATTGCTGCCGCCAAGTAGCGGTAGCTTCTCTTCTTCATACTCATTTAGTTTCCTCGGTATTGTCTGTTGATTTAGTAAAACAGAGGTCCACCGATTTAACCCGCTTGGTTCACCGGCTCCATTAAAAGTCGGCGTACTGACCGCGTGTGTTATTCGGAGTCTAGCGTCACCGCTAGTTCGCTCTGCAAGTCGCCGTGCAGTTCAGACTATATCATGCGCTGTCCGTAGCAGTGCTCCAGCGTTCAGTCGTTACGGGGTCTCGAAAGACTTCCCTCGTGGTTGTCTTGTCCTAAACAGACAAGGTGTTCCGCGATATAGCTGGATTTATCGACCACCAGTTTCACGTAATGGTCGCAACGATTTTGTTACTGGACTCGGAAATCGGTGATCCAACAGTACCTTCGGCAGCTTGGTTCAGGTTCGCGGCAAGCAGCGCGTAGGTATAAAACTGGATTTGATTTCCTTGACGCAGCGGCAAAGGCCGTTGTTTGGTCATGGAGAGGACATTATGTTAGCTCATGGTCGCCCATGAGATCAGACTTTATCATTCACAAAAAGTGATTCGGCGTAAAGTCGTTAAGGATTCTGGATTACTCCAGTCTTTCCTCGGTATTGTCTACAAGACTACTACAGACTACCACACCAGATAATCAAAGTCAAGTAGGGTTCCACCGATATGGCCGAAATTAGACTCCCCAACTCTTAGGGAGTTTGAGCCTTCAGGTTAGGAACAGCTTCGCGTTCGTAGTGAATTGCTACTAGATTGGGAAGCGCCCCGGATGTTACGATACTGGCTGGAGAGTAACTCATTTAGAGTTGCTCCTTTGTGTTAGTTTGAGCGCCGACCCGGACTTCTCTGCCTTTGGACGGCCTTCAGCAGGTTGCTGATTTCGCTGTCCGACAAATCATCCAAGTCCTCGACTGAAGGTGCTTTCGGAGTTTCGGAAGATGCGACCGGTGTTATGTCGTTTCGTCCGATTCCTAAGCTCGCCCTCGGGCGCGTCACCTGACTCACAATCCGTGGATCGGGGCGCGGCGCAGGTGGTATCGGTTCGGGTTGAACCTCTACCTGCGGGGGTGTTTTGGGAAGTCTCTTTACCGGGGCCTTGACCAATAAATCATCGTCAGTCAGGTCACGGAAGGCTTCCTCAAGATTTTCGACCGTGTAGAAATTTGCGGAGATCAGGCGGGAGAGCACCGAGTCATCCACTTTGTCTACGGTTTGGCCGAGTTTGTATTTTGCCAACCACTTGATTACCATCGTGTAATTGTGCCAGTTTTCGTCTGGGTAGTAATCAGGGTTGTTTCGCAGGAAGGTGTTGTTCACCGTTTCTGCGGTTAGTTGGTTGCTGACGTATTCTCCTTTTGTGGCTCCTTGCCTCGCGTCGGCTATGAGTTGATCCATCGTCATCCCTCTAGTCTTCAGCAGCAGGAAGTCTTGGGCGGCTTCCGGATCAGAGTCCAGCAAAGTTTTGTATTCAAAGATTTCGTCCGCCGTGAGTTTCCGCGCTTGCTGCCTGGTCGTTGGCGGGGCTGCGGGGGCAACGGGTTTTGGAACCTCTCGGTTGAACTTCAACTTGGCGTTTTGCTCACGAATCTTCTTTGTGGCGTTCGCCTGTGCCTTGAGCGTGTTGAAGATGAGTTCCTTCAGGGTCTTGCCCCAGTAAACCTGCGGGTTTCCACCGGTGGGGCTCGCCACGGTCCCCTTCCACTGGCCCTTTTCTTTCTCGATGGTCAGCTCGGTGCCGTCGTCCAAAGACATTGTTTCCGGTTCGTCGGGCTCAGGCGGGGGCAGCGGTTCTACTACAGGCTCTACCACCGGCGGAGTGCGAACAATTTCGGGATTCAGACTCGCGTGGGCGTCGAGCGCGGGGTCAATGAACTGCTCCTGATTATCAGGCTCCACAACATCGGGGTCTTTCAGGTCCGCGTAATTCGCGCCCCAGTCTACATTGCCTGCAAAAGGATCGGGTGAGCCATCAGGGTTTAACAACCAAGGGTCTTGTGCGGTCTTAGCCATGTTTTCTTTCCTCTACCGGAAATCCTCCGGAACGGGGTTGGTTAGATTTTGTCCATTAACTGGACTGGTTTGTGTTGCAGGTAACTGAGTTCTGGTTCGGAAATATATCTCCGACGTAGTTGGGTGGGTAATAAGTGGGTCCGGTCGTCGGTGTGATCCAAATGGGCGCGTAGGGCGGGTAATACGGAACGTACGGATCGACCGTTAGGCTCCTTCGCCCGCAGCAAGGGCAATATCCACAAGCGGGGCAGACGTGTTGTGCCGAAGGCTCCCCGAGATGAGGGCCTCGCACGTAGTAGCTCTGTGTCTGCGTTCCGTTAGCCGACTGTTCACCTTGGTAGGTAGCGGTTCCCTGCGGATCGACCGCGTAGAAACCTTCTCCGGTTGAGTATCCTGTAGGCATCTTATTTTCGCTCCCAGAGTTCGAAGGTTTTGAATCTCTTTCCGCAGCGTACACAAATCCAATCATCGTTAGAGGCATCTATTACTAGATGCTTCGTAAGCGCGCACCACACACGACCGAGACGGTAAAAGCATCGCTGTTTGAACCACCGCCATCCGTACCACTTCATACTGCTCCTTGCGCTTTCAGCACGTCCAGAGATTCGCGCGCGCTGAGTAGGTATCTGCTAAGTTCCGGGGGCGGGTGAACTGCAAGTTCCATCGCCGCTTCTGTGTCTTGCAGGAAGAACTCTTCAAAACTGGACATAGCGTAAAGTGCGGCATGTGCGGCGACTATGCTGGGCTCCCCGGGAATAAGGTGCCGCACCTGCGTGTCCAAGTCCTCAACGTAGCTGTGAATCGTATCTTTGACAATCTGCCATGCGTCGGTCGGGACGGTTCGCAGAAGGCGGCCCCGCTCGTACACGTCGAGCTGACGATCTATGTCGTCTTGGTAGGTTTCCATTACAACCCCCCGAGGATGTTGGAGAGGTCCACGACCCGCTTCGGGGGCGGAGGCGGCGTCTGTCGGAGGTTCCCGGCTCGTCCCGTCTTCAGCTTGTGGGCAGCTTTGATGGCGGCGATCAGCTCGTCCTCGGGCAGGTCGTCAAACTGCGACCCCGGGATTGCCTGGGCGTCGCCTACGTGGAAATTACTTGGTTGTGCCATTCTTACCTCTCTGCGAAATCCTCGCTGACGGGGTTGTCCATTAAATGGATCGAAGGTAGGAGGGGCGGCTGTAGTAGCAGGTACAACCGCCTGTTTGTTTGTGGGGACTTATGGCCGGTATAGAATTACAAACATTCTACCACGACAATCCGAGTTTGTCAAGAACTATTTTAGGGAAGGCTTCCCATTCCCGAGGTGGCGGACGGGAGTCCCGTCATCTCTTGAGGTTCGACTGCGTGCTTGAATCCTTCGCGAAGCACATCCCTTGCAGCTCTTGCCGTATTTTCTTGATCCAAAAGTTGAGATTTCTGCTGGAATTTCTGTTGCTCTAACTGAGCTTGAGATTGCGCCTTTTGCTGGGTGGCCCCACCCTGACTCATCTGCTGCTGCCGTTGTTTGTCTTCGGCGGTCATAGGTACAATTATGTCGTTCATATTCTTTAATTCCGACATCTCAAACCAAACATTTACAAGTTCCCTGACATCTACTTTCTTTCCTTCCAATGCGAGTTGCTCGGTGATCGCGGGATTCGCGAGGAACTGGCTGAGCATGGGCAGTGACTGCGCCATGTTTCTCCGAGTTTGCATTTTGCTACCAGCGAGAATCGAGAATTTCACCCTCGCGTTGAGGATGTCGAGCATATCCCCGCCCTGGGCCACATATTCTTGCTTCAACTCCTCGGACAAGATAAAATCTAGTTGGCTCGGGGCCAAAAACATCTGATTCATCTCTTGCATGTCATACAGGAAGGGGACGATGACTTGGTTTGCCAGCTTATCCACCGCCTCGGATACGACGTTCGACGAGCTTTGCAGCAGCCCCTGCGCGCCTGCGGAACTTCGGGCCATATTTGAGTGCCCGGCGGGGGAGGAAGAGACCGGGTTATTTCCCGAGACTTCCCCGACACGACTTTGAGACATCTGGAACAACTGCGCGGCTTCAACAACTGGGTCGCCAAACTTCAAAGGTTCGAGATCGCCCTGCTTGTCTACTTCAATCATCCGACTGGGGCCGATGCGGATACTTTGTGTAGGCACCGACTTGCCTTTGACGCGGACCATTGGAGCATTCAGCTTGAGGTTGGCAATGTTCATCACGAGGTTGGTGATGCCTGTCTGAACTCGCTGCTCGGTCCCAATTGTGCGGCCAAGTCCCATCGACCAGAACTGTCCCGGGCTGTCCCACCATCCGATGCTTAGGAAGGGGATTTTACCATAGATATTCTTGTCGTTGTAGATGACCAGTTTCTTTTGCAAAACGACGATGTAGGTGTTGTTGTCCCACCGCTCTAGCACTTCCAGAGGTTGCTGGAAGGGGTCGATGGTAGTCTTTTCCCACGGAGAGTCTGCGCGTCCGTCCCAAAGCGGATTGCGCCCGCCTTCTTGCTGGGGGTTGGACTCAACGGGTTCTACCGGGGGCAGGAAGAGTTCGAGCAGTTCTTTGCGCGACGGAATGTTGTAGCCTTCGCGATCACGAAGTTTATCAAGGTCTTCCCACGTCATGTACCGGCGGCGAATAACGTACTTCGCCTTCCGGATGTCAGGCACGTCGAGTCCCGGGTCAACTAGAATTTCACGAAGGTTTACGATGTGCTCGAAGGTGGGCCGGTCTACGACCTCTTCTATGATTTCTACTTCGAGTTCATCATCCGCGATAGTGGTAGGAGGTACTCCGGGAATAGGGCTCTTGATTGTGGTGACTGGGTTCTTGCGCTTTACAATCTTGCGTTGCTTGGTGTATTTTTCCCAGCCCTCCGCGAAAAGAGCCGTACCGAAGAGTAAGAAGTTCATGCCGCCGAGCCTTAACTCTTCCCGGAAGTTGATATCCTCCAACTGATATCCGAGAAGAGCGGCGACGGCTCTTGATGCTTGGGCAGTTGTGCCCGGCCTTTCTTGAGCAATAAACGGAGGGTTCTCGTAG